ATATTCAAAATAATAGAATTAGATTGTTTCCAATACCTGAAACTCCATATACAGTTCATTTTCATTATGTATTAGAATCAGAAAGAAATAACCCAATAGTGGCTACATCAGTAGTATCTGATTTTTCAAATGTACGATATGATAGAATTCAGTATAGCAATATAAACCACGTTGGAAAACGATGGATTGAAAAATATACATTAGCATTAGCTAAAGAAATGTTAGGTGCAGTAAGAGCTAAGTTTAGTTCAGTACCAATTCCTAACTCAGAGATAACATTAGATGGTGCAGATTTAAGAAGTGAAGCTGCTACTGAAAAAGAAATCTTAATTACAGAATTAAGAGAGAATTTAGAAGCTACTTCTAGAAAAGCATTACTTCAAGCACAGCAAGAAGAATCAGAAGCAATGGAATCTACATTAAATAGAGTACCTAGGGCAATTTATATAGGGTAAATTATGGCATTATTCGGTGGACAAAGAGATATGGCTCTGTTTAGTAAAATAAACAAAGAGTTAATTACAGATATCATAGATACTGAGGTGTATTACTATAAGGTCATCATAGAAGATACAAAACAAAACTTATATGGTGAAGGTAAAAATAAGGTATATTACAATCCTGTAAAAATACCAACATTAGTTGATAGAACAAATGCTGAAGCTGTGTTCGATGAATTTGGTTCATCTTATACTAGAAGTGTAAGCTTTTACTTTCTTAGAGATATTTTAAAAGAGAAAAATGTATTTCCTGAAATTGGTGATGTAATAGAATGGAATGATGAACAACATATTGTAGATGTAACATTCCAAAATCAATTCGTTGCTGGTAAAAACCCAACTACTTGGGATGGTGGTGATGAGCATGGGTATAGTGTATCTATTATATGTGAAACGCATGTAGCTAGAAGAAGTCAACTAAAATTAAAAGATGATTTTAGAGTAGGTGTTAACAAAGATAACAATGATTTACCAATAGGAATCTAATATGGCACAACGATATAGAATTAATAGAGATGATAAGATTGATTTGAAGAGAACACAAAGTTCTACTTCAGATGACCCTATATTAAATAAAGCAAAACAGATTTCTCGTAAAAATGATGATGTAAAAAATGTATCAGTTGGTATATATGATATTGATTTAGCATTTAAAAGTTTTTTAGAAACAGATGTTAAACCTATTATAGAAGAAAACGGAAAGTTTATTCCTGTTCCTGTAATGTATGCAACTGCAGAAAATTGGTCATCAGCACAGAGAGATGGGTTTCTAAAAGATAACAATGGTAAAGTACAAACACCACTTATTTCTTTTAAACGAAATGCATTAGATGTTAATACTGAAATATCTAAGTTAAAAGTTAGAACTGATGAAGATTCTTCTCAATCGTTTGTTCGAAGGTATTCGAATGAAAATAGATATGATGCATTCACACAACTGACGAATCAAAAACCTGTAACTGAAAGATATATTGTAGATAGACCTGATTATGTGAACTTAACATATGATGTTATTATATGGTGTGATTTTATGGAAGATTTGAATAAGTTGGTAGAACAGATTATATACTTTCAAGGTGGTACATTCGGAGATAGATACAAATTCCAAATCAAAGGAGAATCATACTCATTTGATACTACCAATGGTGTAGGTGAAGAGAGAATTGTTAGAAGCAACGTATCACTTACAGCAAAAGCTTACTTAGTACCAGAACAGACTGGATTAAAGATAAATACTCAAAAAGCATTTGGTACATCAAAGGTTTTGTGGAAAATTAATCCCAAAATTTAATCTTTCAAATAAAATTATCATATTTATATACACATAAAGTATAATAAACAAAATTAAAAACAAAAGTTATGGCAGAAGTTAAAGAAATCAAAGAAAAGCAAATTATCAATATCGATGAAAAAGATATTGCTAAAGTTAAAGAATTCAGAACAGAATTTGCAGAAGTAGTAGCAAGAATTGGCGAGATAGAGGTAGAGCGTTTGAACGCAGTAATGGTTTTAGAAAACATCACAGCACTTCAATCAAATCTAGCTGATAAGTTTAAGTCTTTAAGAAATGGAGAACGCACAATCACAGAAGAGTTTCAAGAGAAATATGGTGTAGGTGAGTTTGATATTGAAAATGGAACTTTTACTCCTATCTCATAAATATAATCGTTTCGAATTTTTTAATGTATTTATAGATATAATAAAAACCAAAAGAAATTAATAGGAGAATCAAATGGCAGAAAGAATAGTAAGTCCTGGCGTATTTACGAGAGAAAAGGATTTGTCGTTTCTACCTCAAGGGATTGGCGAAATTGGAGCAGCATTAGTAGGTTCAACAGTAAAAGGACCAGCATTCGTTCCAACAACAGTATCATCTTTTCAAGAGTTTCAACAAGTATTCGGTGGATTGACTTTAGATTCATATCTACCATATACTGCACAAGCTTATTTAGAAGATGCAGGTACTGCGACAATCGTTAGGGTATTAGGACAAGATGGATACACTCTTGAAAACCCAATCGCATTAACAGTATCATCATCATATGGTACTAAGGTAGTAGCAGTACTACACCCAACTTCAGAAGTAACATCTGATGTTGATGTATTTAAGAACAGTACAATTGGTGACCATAATGGTTCAGCTAGTGTAACAGCATCAATGTTTACATTAGGAGTATCAGGTTCAACGTTTGCAAACACTAATTTTAGTGCTTCTTTAAATCCATCAAATGATAACTACTTCACAAAATCATTTGGATTTTCAGCAAGAGGTGCTCAAAAAGGATATGTATTATCAAACTTTAAAACATATCAATCAGCATCATTTGCTCAAGCAGGTGAAATTCCAGTAGTATCGCTAGATGTTGTTAAAGATGTAGATTACACAAAAGCATATTCTGAGGCAAATACACCTTGGATTACTTCACAAAAAGTAGGTGGTAACACAACTAACTTAATTAAGTTCCATACATTATCACATGGTACAGCAACTAACTACGAATTTAAAATCGGTATTCAAGATATTAAACCAGCTGGTTCAGTACCAGGTTCTGAATATGGTTCATTTACTGTAGTAGTAAGAAGAGTTGACCAAGATAAGATTGCTGGTTCACCATTTGTAGGAGTAGTTGATTCAGATATCAGACCTAACTTAGTTGAACAATTTCAAGGAGTTAACTTAAATCCTGATTCACCAAACTTTATCGCTAGAGTAATCGGTGATAAGTATATTACTGTAGATGCAGATGGAAAATTATCAACTAATGGTGATTATCCAAACAATTCAGAAAATATTAGAGTTGAGGTTTCAAACGCAGTTAGAGATGGTGGTGTCGATGAATCATTAGTACCTTTCGGATTTGCAGCATTACAAAATCCGTTTGGAAACAGATTTGATATACCAAGTCCTTCTTATGTATCTGCTCAAACAATCAACGAATCATACAATCCTAAGAAATTTTGGGGATATGATTTTGATTTTGTAACAACAGATAACAGAAACTTCTTATCAGTAACACCAGATAGTAATAACGCATCAGTAGGTACGGCATTCTATTTAGGTGATAACAACCAAGATGCTGGAGCTAATTACCCATCATCAACGGCTGCTAATTCTGGTTCTATATCATTAAAAGATGGAGAAACCTCTATCAATTCAAGAAAGTTCTTAGTACCATTTCAAGGTGGTTTTGATGGATTCAAACCAAATAGAATTGTTTCTTTAGGAAATGATATTTCAGCTGGAAACACACAAGGGTATGATTGTTCATCAAATACAGCAACAGGTACATTAGCATATAGAAAAGCAATTAACTCTGTATCTAATCCTGATGAATTTGATATTAATATGTTAGTATTACCAGGTATCATTCACAGATATCACTCAGCAGTATCAGTATTTGCTAAAGATATGTGTGAAGATAGACAAGATGCATTCTTTATTATGGATGCTTCAGCATGGAGTGATTCAATATCTACGGCAGTTAACGCTGTTCAAGCATTTGATTCAAACTATGTTGCATCTTACTATCCTTGGGTTAAGATACTTAATACAGATAAAAACAAACCAGTATGGGTTCCGCCATCGGTTGTACTTCCAGGCGTTATAGCATTTAACGACCAAGTAGCCGCTGAATGGTTCGCACCAGCTGGATTGAACAGAGGTGGATTAACTTCAGTAATTGAAGCTAAGACAAGATTAACGAGAGTTGAGAGAGATGCACTTTACGAAGGTAGATTGAATCCTATCGCTACGTTCCCTGGTCAAGGTGTTACTGTATTTGGACAGAAAACATTACAAGCTAAACCATCGGCATTGGATAGAATCAATGTAAGAAGATTGTTAATCGCAGTGAAGAAATTCATCGCATCATCTACTCGTTACTTAATATTTGAAAACAATACAGCAGCAACGAGAAACAGATTTTTATCAATCGTTAATCCTTACTTAGAATCAATTCAACAAAGACAAGGTTTATACGCATTTAAAGTGATAATGGATGAAACCAACAACACTCCAGATGTGATAGATAGAAACATTATGGTTGGTGAGATTTTCTTACAACCAGCAAAAACAGCAGAATTCATAGTTCTTGACTTTAACGTACTACCAACTGGAGCAGCATTTCCAGAATAGTATATGATTTAAAATGACAGTTCCCCTAAATAATTTTAGGGGAGCTGATTATTTTTTCAAAAGAACTATATTTATATTAAAGAAAGAATAACGGAGAAAACTAAATGGCACAACTATTAGACCCAACAGAAGTAATGTTCACATCATTCGAACCGAAGATGTCGAACAGATTTATTATGTACATTGAGGGTATCCCAGCGTACTTAATAAAAGCCGCTAACAGACCAGAAATAACAAACGGTAAGGTTACAATTGACCACGTTAACGTTAGAAGATATGTTAAAGGTAGAAGTGAGTGGAGTGATTTAACAATTTCACTATATGACCCAGTAGTTCCTTCAGCAGCACAAGCAGCTATGGAATGGGTAAGATTACACCACGAATCAGTAACAGGCCGTGATGGTTACTCTGATTTCTACAAAAAAGATATCACATTTAACAGTTTGGGTCCTGTAGGTGATAAAGTAGAAGAGTGGACACTTAAAGGAGCATTTATTCAAACAGCAAAGTTCTCAGATATGGACTATACTGGTGAAGATTTAGCAACTGTAGATTTAACACTTACATACGATTACGCAATACTACAATACTAAATACGGATTGTAATAAAAATTGACTATTGAGAAACCCTTACAGAAATGTAGGGGTTTTTTCGTTTAATTAATTATATTTACATATTTATATATGGTTAACCAAATATTAAAAAGTTTTAAAACGAGAAACGTTATGGCAAAAGAAAAATTAACAGATGAATACCAAAGTAATCTTTCGAATGATGAAATGGTGGAACTTGCAAAGCAACAACATGCAACTAAACAAGTATCCGATTATAAGTTTCCAACTGAAGTAGTAGATTTACCATCTAAAGGATTAGTATATCCTGAAGATAATCCTCTAGCATCAGGTAAAGTGGAAATGAAGTATATGACAGCTAAAGAAGAGGATATACTTACTACCCAATCTTACATAAAAGATGGTTCAGTATTAGATAGATTGTTTCAATCACTAATCATAGGAAATGGAGATGGAGCTCCAATCAAATACATAGATTTAACTACAGGTGATAAAAACGCAGTTATGATTGCCGCTAGAGTGTTAGGATATGGTAAAGATTACAAAGTAGAGATACAAGACCCATTTTCAGATAATAAGCAAGAAGAGGTTATTGATTTAACTCAATTCGAAGCAGCTGATTATGATGGAAAGAATCAAACAGAATTACATAAGAATGAGTTTGAGTACGAACTACCTAAATCTAAGAGAAAAATTACTTTTATGGCGATGACAGAATCGAAAGAAAGAAAAGTAAAACACCAAATTAAAGATTTAGAGAAAAAGCAAAGAAAACTTAAAGATGTTACATCAAGAGAACTAACTACAAGATTAAAGAATATGATTCTTTCAGTAGATGGGGAATCTGATACCTCTTTGATAAATAGTTTTGTAGATAATGAATTATTTGCAATAGATTCACAAGCTTTAAGAAATTATATTAACGAAGTAGTTCCAGATATGGACTTAAATTATGAATTTGTTTCAGAAGAAACAGGGGAAAGGAGAGAAATGCTACTGCCGATGGACGTTACCTTTTTTTGGCCTTCATCAAAGTTATAGAAAGCATTTACACTCTCACATTTTTGACCTCATCTATCATGGAAATGGTGGATTCAATTTTACGGATGTTTACAATATGCCGATATGGGTTCGTACATTCTACATCGGTAAAATAATTGAATTTAAGCAGGAAGAGAAGGATATGAATGATAAAGAAATGAGAAAAGCTAAATCAAAATCACGAAGATAATGAAGAACCCAACTATTTGTTGGGTTTTTCTATATTTATAAACGAATAAAACTATTAAGGGAATACAATGGGAAAGAACATAATTGAAAAATTAGAAAAACGTGGTATGGACGAGGGTGGTATTAAATCATTCATTGGTTCTATTGTTAAAGCATATCAAACTAAAAAGTTAGATAAACTAACTAATGACCCAGAATACCAAAAAATTCTAAAAAAATATAAGATTAAACCAATAGATTGGAATAAATCAGCTGATGATTATAATCTAGGTGACTTGAGAAAGTTACGAAACTCATAATACATAAGGATTTGAATGGCTTCTAAATCACAAAAACAAATTAAACAGACTTCTGATGATTTGCAACTGCAAAAGAACATGACTAATGTCTTAAAAGAGCAGTTAGATTTTAGAACTAAAGCAGGAAAGATTGGTAAAGATATCCTAGCCAATACAAAATTTGATTATGATATATCGAGTAAGTTAAATAAAATCGCCGAAGCTAGAAAAAAGATAGTAGAGGGCAGATACGAAATTGATGGTAAGATTCAAAAATTAAGTGAAGAACAAGAACAGATACTACTAAGACAATTAGATACAGCTGATGATTTATTGGAAACTGAAAAACAACGTAAAGATGCAGCTGATGCAATCAAAGATGCTGGAAAAGATATAGCCAAAGATTTAGCAGGAGCATTTGGGGTATCATCCCAATTAGTGGATGCATTAATAGCGGGTGGTGTGGCTGCAGCTGCATTTGTAATCCTTAAAGAAATAGCATCTTATATTGGTGAAGGTATTAAACGAATGAAAGAGTTTAATAAAGAAACCGGCGCTTCAGTTAGTTCAATGTTAGAGATGGAAGGTGGTCTTATAGCCGCTCGAGCTGAAGCTGGTATGATGAAGTACAGTATGGATGAAATTAGAGCATCTGCAGAAGCTGTACGAAACTCAACAGGTCAAATAGTAGTAGACCCAAGTTTATTAGCAGATATCACAGAAGTTAACTCAGTATTAAAAGATGCAGATAAAGCTCAATCATTAACTAGAACATTAAAAAATTCAGGTAAAGATGCTAGTGAGTTAACAAAAAGTGTAAAAGATATGGCCGATAGTATGAATATGGATGCTGGGCCAGCTATGGAATATTTAGCAGATAATCAATTAGCATTAAGAGGATTAACAGAAGAACAGATTATTGCAAGAGCAGAAGAAGCACTTACAGTTAAAAAGATGGGTGTTGATTTAAAAAAAGCAAAACAACTTGCATCAGAATCACTTGATATCGAAAAATCTATGAAAGATGAGATGAAGTTGAGAATGATTACTGGTAAAGATATTAATATGAATGCTCTTAGAGCTGCTCAAGCATCAGGTGATGCTAATGCAGTAGCAAGAGAACAAAAGAAATTAATTGATTCAGTTGGTGGTTCATTAAATGGTAATTTACAATTACAAAGAATGATTGGAGATGCTACAGGCCTCGCTACAGAGGATATGTTGAACATTCAAAACGCAACCTCAGAACAAGCCCAAGAAATGGCAAAAGGAGCTGATGCTACTAAAGAGAGTTCAGAAGCTATGAAATCAATGGGTGGTTTTGGTGCGATTCTTCTAAAAGTTATAGGTGGAATAGGTGTTGGTTTAATAGCAATTGCAGCAGCTTCCAAAATATTTAAACTAATGAACAAAGGTGGGGGTAAAAACCCTATTGCAAAATTTATGGGTGATTTTGGGGCTACTGAGGTACTCAAAGGAGCATTGGCTATGTTGTTAATATCAGCATCTATGTTTGTTATGGCGAAAGCAATTTCGGCAATGCCAACAGAAGTTGGCCCATACGTTGGTATGGCAGTTGGATTGGGATTAATGTTAGGAGCGCTTTATTTACTCGCTAAATTCCCAACTGCGGATTTACTAAAAGGAGCATTGGCATTGGCAGTAGTTGGTGTATCATTAATTCCATTCGCATACGCAATGAATCTAATAGGTGATATCAGTATTGGTGCAATATTAGCAGTAGCAGCCGGAATTCTTATATTTACAGGAATTATAATGGGGTTAGGTTTAGTAATGTTTAGTGGTATAGGGGCGATGATATTCGGAGCTGGTATATTAGCATTACTAGCATTAGGTGCAGCTATGATTGTATTAGGTGCAGGAATTGTTATATTTAATAAAGGTGTTAGTGGGTTAGGTGATAATATTTCAATATTTGTTGAAAAAATGGGTGAACTAATTGCAATAGCACCGATGATGCTGGGGGCAGTTATTCCTCTAATCGCATTTGGAATAGCACTAATGCCATTCGCATTAGGTTTAACTATGGCAACTTTACCTATGTTAACATTTGGATTGGCAATGATTCCATTTGTTGCTGGTATGACCTTATTAAGTGGGATAATGCCTATATTTGTAGAGAGTGTTGCTAAATTAGGTGAACAAGTACCTAACTTAATCGCTATAGCTGGTGGATTTGGAGTTTTAGCGGCATCATTTATGTTAGCAACGGCAGCTATGATTCCATTCTTCCCAACATTTACAGCAACAACTTTAGGTATGTTAGCATTAGTACCAGCGATGTTATTAACTGCTGGTGCAACTGGAATATGGTCATTATCATTATCTAGTTTATCAGATTCTATCCAAAGATTGATGCCAAACTTAACTGCATTTTTAGGAGTTATGCCAATGATGGCGGCGATGATTATGTTAGTTCCAGGATTAATAGCATTATCTGCTTCATTCCTAATTTTATCAGCATCGTTAGTAGCTCTAAGTGGTGGATTGGCAATAGTAACATTATTACTCCCAACTCTATTCGCTCTAGCATTCGCATTACCTCTTATATCAAACGCATTAGGTGGTGGTGGTGATTCTGGTGGAGATGGTGGTGGTGAATCTTCATCAATGTCAGAAGTAGTAGATGAGATTAAAGGTTTAAGACAAGATATACAAAATCAACCGATTATGATAAATGTAGATGGTAGAGTAGTAAGTGAGATAACAAAAGTTCAATCTAGAAAATTAAGTACCAGGTCAGCTGGTTATTTTGGGGGATAATAAATGTCATTAAAAGATATGAAATCGGATTTATCTAAGTTCAGGATGCCAAAGCAAGAACCTTTGAAATCTAAAGAAAATCCTGGTGTAAATAAAAACTTAAATAAAACTCCGTTGAGTTCTATGGCTGAAGCAGCTCCTAAGATTCCACGTTCTCAAACTACTACTAATAAAGAAGGTGTAAATCCTCAAACAATAATTAAGAGTGATGTTTCATTAAAATCAACAACTCCACAGCCAATGAGTTTAAAGGAGAGATTTTTAGGGCAAACAGACCCAACAATGGTTAATCAAACTGAAAAGTTTAAAGGTGAAACTAATCCAACAATGGTTAATCAAACTGAAAAGTTTAAAGGTGAAACTAATCCAACCATTTCAAATAAAGAATCTAAGTTCTTAGGAGAGACAAATCCTAAAGAAGCAAATAACAAAATACAATTCTTAGGAGAAACCACTCCTAAAGAAGCAAATAAGCAATCTAAGTTTTTAGGAGAAACCACTCCTACTCCAGCTAATAATGAATCTAAGTTTTTAGGAGAAACAACTCCAAATGGAATGGATACACCAAGCGGAGAAAGGTTCTTAGGAGAAACAACACCTAACGCATCAGATAGGAGTTCTAACTTCTTAGGAGAAACAACACCTAACGCATCAGATAGAAGTTCTAACTTCTTAGGAGAAACCACTCCAAATGAATCAGATAGAAGTTCTAACTTTTTAGGTGAAACTAC